ACATCATCTCTACTGATGAACCTGATGGTAATGGGATATCCTTAACGATATACACATCATCTGCATTCTCACCTGTAGTAGAAGCTGTAACAATCTGAGCACTAGCATTTACTGAGCCACCTGTCTTATTAGCTACAGTTAGTCCAATGACTACCGTAGTAGTAGAGGGAGATGTTGGAACTGTGTAGACTGTCGTAAGTGATGTGCCTACACTTGCCTTTGTTTTTAATTTGAATGTATTTGCCATTATTTCTCCTAGCCCAATGCGATTGACATAGCTACTGCTGTACCTGCTGCATCATCATTCTGACTAGCTGCATCATTTAAACCTGCTACTGTTAGTCTTAATTCACACAAATCACCATTTGCAAATGCTTTAGCAGTTGTATCATCTTGTGCTCGTATAACTGTTAATACTTTAGTAGTACTATTTATAGCTGTTACTTTCACAATCTCTAAGCTTGTACCTGCAACATTAGATAATGTTAAGTATGTGTAGTCTGAACCTGATAACGTAGGTAATGCAGTAACATCATTGACAGTAATAGACGTAGCTAAAGCTGTGATAGCTCCATCTAATGTCGTTGCTGCATTGTTACTGAATTTAACTGCCATAATCTTAACTTACTGTGATTGTCCAAGTAATTGTCATTGAGTCTAAGGCACCTTTATTAACAACTGCAAATACAGTACGTGCTAGCATGTCACCACCTGTAGCTGCATCAAAGATACCTGCTTCAGTAATAGCTGCTGTAGCATCACCTGCTGCCCATGTGCACTCATAAGTAATTGTAGCACCTGATACTGTACCACCTGCTGTAGTCAAAGCATTTCTATCTGTCTCTGTAACTAAAGTAGTCTTAGTATCATCTGCAGCTCCTGTTGTACCTGTACCTACTGCCATATGTGACATAGCTGAGTTAGTACCTTTCATTCTATCTGCTACCCACTCTTTACCTGCTGTAACAACTAAGTTATGTGTCTTCTGCACTACTTCATTATTAAGCTTAATTTCTAAAGCACCCGTCAGTGCTAATTTATCGTTAACCATTTTTATAAACTCCTAGTTTATTGTTGCAACATTCAGAGCAGCACCATTAAGTACACGTCCTGAAACTCTATTAATACTTACTGTGTCACCTATACTAAATGTATCAGTACCTGTGAATGTTTTACTTAATTGTAAACCATGTTCCTCAGTAAATGTGAAAATATCAGATATTCCTTTACCTAAATTAGTATCTAATATCTCAGTGAAATTTAAACCATCGCCTTTACTACCATAGTAGTCTTTATCTACATATAAACCATCATCTAAACTGAAGCTATCAGTTAATGCTTTAATGATGTTTGCGCTAGCAACATCTTGCACTGTAGCTGTATCTGTAAAATCTCTTTCAAATAATAAAGCTACTGTAATTACTTCTGAGAATGTGTAGCTATCAGTTAGTACCTTACTCTGGTCTAAGCCAATAATATCCATAATACTGAATATATTGCCCTTGTTACCATAGAAGTCTTTGTCTATCTGGCTAGCATCATCTAATGTAAACGTATCTGTAAAATTACGTTTGTAACTTACAGCTTTCATAAAGTTCTCAACTAAAGTACCTAGTGTGTCACTCTTAGGTGTTATAAAGTCAAAAGCTTTACTTTCTTCAATAGTAGCCGTGTCTTCTAAAACTTTAGTAAGAACTCTAATCTGAACATCCGCTAATGGGAGCTCTTCCTTAGGCATTCTATTGTTACTATCTGGGTCTATCCAAATACCAGTAGCGTTAGTTTTCTCGTAAGTTGTTTGAGCCTCAACTTTAACAATAGACGTTGAAGCCTGTATCTGAACTAAGTTAATTGTAGCTCTAATAGCCACAGTTAGAAGTCGGCTCTTACCTTAAACTTTAATTTGTCGAATATAGTTTGCTTTTTACCTGAAGAATCTTCTAGCTCGATTTCACCTTCATAAGTACCAGCATCAACATCTAAAGTCGTGGCGTTCCATTGCATAAAACATTGCCCACTTGTATAAGGCGCTGTCTTACCACATGTCATAGTGTCAAGAATTGTGTCACTTCCTAGAAGTCTAAAATGAACTTTTACAGTCTCTGCTGTTAAATCAATAGGTGCCCATGTAGTAGCATCATCTTCATCTAACGTTTTACCTGTAGCTGCAGTGTTGGAGTCTCTTAACGTGAAGTTTAATTCAGGTTTGTCGTCTCCTGCAACAAGGTTGATTGTATCGTAATAAGCCATTATTTAACTCCTCCTGGAGGTTGTTCTCAGCATTTGGCATGCAATTAATTTGTCTCTATTATAGCACTAGTTTTCTAAATAAACCCTCTATCTTCTAATTTAGTATTTGAATCTAAATTATCAGGATTTACTAGTCCTAACATGTTAATTTGTTTACAGCTTTCGTTGTAACGTAAGTAATAAGTATTATTCTCTGCTTTCATATCACCATTAATAGAAGCATGTGCTTTATAAGCAACATAATTTAATAGAGCTTCAGTGTATAGTTGGGGCAGTTGTAAGTTAATAGTGATAGATTTAGCTAATTTAGGGGCAGCTGCATACACAACTACCATATCTTTTCTGCCATCATCATCTGTGCCCTTAATGACAACTTTACTAGGATCTCTAAACATCACAGATACATTTGTATCTACACCATTAACAAATTTAGTTTTATCATTATTAATAGGAATTTCTGTACCATCAGTGAAAGCACAACTTATAGCATGTAGAAAATCGTCATCTAGTTTAAACTCTTCACCATTTAAAGCAAAGTCTAATTCCATTTCTTTCTGCACAATATTAAACTTTTTATGTAATTCAATATTAGCTAAGTTAATGTATGAACGTAACTTATCTCTATTTGTAGTCTGAGTACTAGTAGGTGACGCTCCGCCAGGAGATACGTCACCTACGTCTGCCACAGATAACTGACTTAATTCACCATTAACTAGAAATTCTATGTATTCGTAAACTTTCACAAAATACCTCAAAATATTTATTGTGTATTTATCATACCACGTTATCTACTTAGATGTAACTTTTATACAAAGTATGAACTATTGCCTTCTTCTGCTGTTTCAGGTTCATCCCAGTACTTACTAAAAGCACTTCTACCATTCTCATCTATTTCAGTAGATACTTCTGAAGGTTTCCAAGCGTTAATTTCACCTAACATTGTGATAGTATCAATAACATCATCATGCTTAGACTTAAATCCTTTAATCGTAGCTAAATTCAACTCATTTAACATTTCAGCTAACTCTTTAGAATCTCGTAATTCTTCAGGTAGCCATATCTTACCTGCTTTAAACAAAGGAAGGGCATTTGTTTGAAACCTGCTCATTTTATCTTTAGTGGGACGAATACCAACTTGTGTAGAGCTCTTTCCCTTACTTAAATTAAAATAAATATTACGAGTCTGCATTTCAGCTTGAATCCAACTAACAAAACCTCCTTGCTGTCCTGTCACCTCAATTCCTACTTCTTGAGGAACATATTTCTGAGCTAATCTAAATAATTCATCAATAGATTCGTTCATCAGTGCCTGTTTGCAGAAACCATCTACCCATAGCCAGTCACCATTGTTAGTATAAGCCCATACTGAAATCACAGAGAAGTCCGCTGATTCCTTGTTACTTGTTGCAAAGTCAGTAGTAATATAGAAGTTGTAAGCACTCATATTCTGCTTAACATTAGCGTGTTTGTACCAAGTTATATCAGAATCGTTAATCAAACGCTCTTCATCAGACATAATGCGTAGCATAAGCTCCTGGTTGAAGCTATCTATCTTACCTGCTGCTTTAGATTTAGTATATTGTCCATACACGTAGTCATAATTAAATCTATCTTCCCAAGCACCTCTAAAATTTTCCTCACTTACAGGGAACTCTTCACATACTGGGTATACATTTACATGCCATGCCCCAGATTCTACTGCTTTATACAATGGGTCTTTAGCGTTAAAAGGGGTACCTGACCAGATTACTTTACGTTTAGCTGGGTGCAACGCATAATCAATAGCTGAGTATACAGTGTTCTCTACACTCTCAATTACAGTAGGGGATCTAGCATCATCATCAGAGATTAAGTCATCCAGAATAGCTAATTGAGGTCTAGTATTTAGTTCCACGGTTCCACGTACACCTGTCTTAGCACCATGACCTGTTACAACTAGCTCTTTACCCTCTTTATTCTTAAAATACCATCTAATATCAGTAAATTTAGCCGCCTCTAAGTATTGAAGTAGGAAAGGGCTATTCTGACAGCGTCTTTCTAAACGTAGCCTCATCTTCTTTACACCATTCTCAATTGAGTCTGACACATACAAAGCATAATCTACATCTCCAAACCCTGGGATAGATCCGTATACTGCTAGATACAAGAATAAGTATTCAGCCATGATAGTAGTCTTAGCTAAACCACGAGAACACATATTCACTGTATTCTGCTTCTTGCCTACAATGTTATCTAACATTTGATAGTGAATTACAGGGGTTTTATTCTCCTCTCCCCTTTCACCATTAACTAATTTAATAAAACTAACAAATTCTAGTGCAAACTCACTAGGAACGTAATTTGGATCAGGAGCGTAACTAATATCATTAAGCCACTCCTCAACTGTCTTTTTAATTAATTCTGACATTACAGGCGGTAACTCCGTAGCTCTTTAACTCGTTTAGCATCGTCATCCTCTGCTTCAGAAATTAAGTAGCTGACTTCCATAGATATCTGTTCAAACTTCATCCTTTGTACTACATCTGGGGATTCATGCATCCCTTCTTTAGCTAATTGCTTAATAGCTTTTAATTTAGTTATACAATCATTCATGCAGTGTATCAAGGTACCTCCTGGTATTCTGTTTCAACTATACTAGTCTTCTTAGCAATAATATCAGAGTGTGCCGCTTCCTGTGCACTCATATGCCCTGCTTGAATCATCTTAAGCTGTTGTTGAGCTAAAGCTTTAGTAGTAGCTCTTAAGTCATCCACTACATCACTGTTATAATTAACATCTACTTCTACTTTAGCAGTCTCAGGAGCTTTAAGCTGTACAATTAAACATTCAGCAGCTTTTTGTCTCACAGTTTCAGACTTAGCAGTACGCATCAGATCCGCTTGCATGTTAATAGCTTCCTGATGCAGATCCATATTAAGAACATGTACAGGTACAAGAGACTGCTCCATAATCTTATTAACTAAATCATTACGATTGTAGGCAGTAGAGTATGAGGCAATATTCTTACCTGTAATACCCTTATCCACTAATCTCTGGTATCTCTCAGGGAACGTCTTACTATACGCTAGCGTATTTCCGTCTCCTAACAGCTTGTAACTAACAAATTTAACTGCATTAATATAATCCAGTGTTTTGTACTTACCTGCTTTCAATACAGAAGCAAAACTAAGCACATTGTTCCTGTAGTGCTCTCTGAAGTCCCCATCCTCAGTGTCATTAACTACATCAACCATATCTTGGGTCACATACTTACGCATATTTGAAGGAAGCGTACCCTGTAATTGTGCAACAGACAGTTTAGATTCAGGGTCTTTCTTAGCAATAGCGTTAGTCTTTTCAGTCAATCTCATTAAATATCCTCACTTGGCATGTATAAGTGAAAGTGCTGCTCTGCTTCTTCCACTATTTCTTTTAATCTATCTTCGTGCACAGCTTCAAACCATTCTTTCTTAGCTCCAATAGGAGTAATCTCTTTAACTAGGGCTGCTAAGATTTTCTTCTCTACAGTCACTACATCATTAAAAACCTCACTTACAGCAATAAATTCAGCTGTATTAAAGGGTTTATGTTGATTATAGTCTCTGTAACGTTTAGCTAAATCTCTAGTCATTCCTATTTTGATATACTCAGGAAATACATCATCTCGTAGTATGTAGATGTACCCACGTTTGATCTCCCTCTTCTCGTAAGCAGGATAGCTATGATAACTACTTAGTAACTGATCTTCTAACCTATTCTTCAGTAATTCCAACAGCTTTCTCCTTTTTAGTTAATTTAGTGTAAATAGAGTGCAATTTAGGTTTCTCATCCATAGGACCTAAAACACAATACTCAGGATTTAACATGAAGCCATGTCTATACTTCTGCATTAGATCTAATTTGATTATCTTTCGAACTCCAGAAGACACATGCGATGCATACATTTCTAATGCACTAGCAATGTCCTTCTGGTTTTCATAGCAGATATTACCAAAATTAGTCTTATTGAAGATATGGGAAAATATCCTAAGTTCACTTTTTGTTAGCTCAGGAGCGATGTCAATAAATCCGTGTTTGTATACCATGAGATAGGGTGTATTTGATTTCATGCGCTAATTATATAACTAATTACAGAAATATGTAACTACAATTACACTTTTTTATTATTCTTAACTAAAAGTTACGGAAATCTAGTACAAAAGTTACATAGTTTGCAGAACTAAAGTTACGTGGATCGTGTAACTTTGGGTATCTGAAACCCTTGATTTTAAAGGGTTCCCCTAATCTATATCTATAAGGGGGTTTGGGGGAGCATTCGCATCCCCCACCAGAAGTAGGAGCATAATGAGGATAGAATTAGGAGGAAACAACATAGATTAACTAATACTAATAGTATTATTAATATTAATTATAAAGTAACGGACACCTTCCACCCCTTGGGGGGGGTTACAGGTGTCCTTATCAGAAGGAGGAGTATATTAGAAAACACTAATGGAGCAGTACAGATTTTCATAATCTACTTACGGGAGTAGTAACTTACTGTATTGGGGCAGATTCTTAAAGGTACCCCCCCC